GCCCTTTTAATTCATTTTCAGTCATTCTATTAATTTTTAGTTGTTTATTAAATACGTAGGCTAACTACCTACAACAAAGGCTATAAAGCCATACAAGTACAGGCTCATAGCCTAGTCATTAAAAATAAGAATGAGTAAGACTGGGACTCGAACCCTCAGAACCGAATTTCTCCGATGTTGGTAACCAAACCGCCTTTGTTTATTTATTCTGTTTGCCTTACTCATCTTATTTGACGTTATATGCAATTAAAACAAACTAAACGCAATCTCACATCCAGCATTATCATCTGATACATCAAGTCCAGAAACGGGGCTTTGGTAATTAAGTCTGTGATATTTCTTTACATCAGGCTTACTAATGTTTTTTGCCTCTATATGCAACGCTCCGCCCTCATCTTTCACGAAGTCACATTCTACATAATCTTTTGATTCGTAAGCCTCTTGCAAAGAGTCGTATTTTTCAGTGTTAAAGAAGTCATCAAATGTTCCTCTACTCCGTTGCTTACCAAATAAATTAATCTTTTCGTATTTCATTTCCGTTTGTTTTAAAAGTATATAATAAGCTAATATAACTCTTTATGCTCAAACCATCGAGCAACAAATAGAATAACATCATAGTAATTTTGCTTCGTGGAAAACATTAAGAGCATAATCTGTAACGATACTAACACTATTCTAAGCTCTATCAATGTAGAGGAGGGTATTATAATAGGAGTTAAAGAAGCCGATTACGGTTTAAATAAGAACGGTTATTATTTTGATTCTAAGTTATTGAACGACTTAATGGAGCAAGGTAATGCTGGTCAAGGGATTAAATCGAGGTTTGGACACCCTAACGAGTACACCGAATCACTAGGAACTTATATAGGTAGGAAAAAGAATTATAGGATAGTAGAAAATGCGCTCTATTGTGATTTCTACTTAGACGATATAAGCAAAGACACCTTAGTAAACGGAACTAGTACATGGAACTATATCCTTAAAATGGCTGCAAATAACCCTGATATGATGGGTAACTCTGTAGTATTCACTGCTTCTTTAGAAACTCAAGAGATCGAGGGCGTAGAGCAGTTAGTTCCTACTCTAATAAAATTTAGTGCTTCTGATTTGGTAGACGAACCAGCAGCCACGAATCACTTATTCAATTCAGAAACAAAAGAAAATATGAGTAATAAAATTAAAAACATCCTAGAAGATGTCAAGCTTGCATTTAACGCAGCTTTAGACGGCTTAAAGGCTACTCCAGAAGAGTTAGCTAATGAAGCCGTAGAAACACTCGACACGGGTGTTCAAATTATCATTGATACAGACGATACAGACGTACCTAAAGTTGGGGATTCTGTAACTCTCGAAGATGGAACTCCTGCTCCAGATGCAGCCCACGTTACTGAAAGCGGTTTAACCGTTACTACAGAAGGCGGTGTAATTACTGAGATAGTGGAAGCAGAACCAGAAGTAGCTGAAGAGATTCCAGCAGAAACAATGGAGGCGCAATTCAAAGAACTACAAAAAGACTTCTTACAATTCCAAGAAGATACTAATGAGTTCATGACTTTCAGCGCTAACTCTTTCAAAGATGCTTTAGCTACTATCAAAGAATCTACTACTTCGCAAGAACTAGCATTTTCTGAAATGAAAGCACAAGCGGAAGCTTCAGAAGCTAAATACATAACTCTAGCGAGTTCTATTCAAAGCCCTGCTGCTAACACAGTGATTAAAGAAGTACTTCCTGCTAAATCTAAATCAGATGGAGTAAGCGAGTATTTAAATAAAAGAAACGATAAATAAAAACATAAAAAAATTTAAAACATGGCTATAGATATTCAAGCTAACTTTAAATCATTCTCAACTTCAGAAACATACATTACTGAAGCGGCTGAGATAATGATAAACAGCATCGCAGAGGACGATGTAAACGGAATGCTAACAGTAGTTCCAGACGTTGCCAACGGTGCGCCTTTGGCAGTTGTTGACCAAATGGACAAGGTAACTAAGACAGACGCAGGTTGTGGTGATAATTCCATCACTAAGACTATCGGAGGTTTCCAACAAAAATGGAACGTTAAGGACTTAAGCGTTCACGTTAAATGGTGCTGGTCTGATTTCAAATCTTCTTTCCTTTCTTTTGGTTTAGCTAAAGGAATTAGAAAGGCTGATTTAACTGCTGCTGATTTCGGAGACTTTTTAGAGTCTTTAGGGAACAACGCAATTACAAGAGATTTCGGACGTATTGCTTTAATGGGTAACGGTTCAGCGGCTACAGTAGCTGGTGGTGGTTACTTCAACAATGCTGGTGTAGACGTTGCTGATTACAACCAAATCGAAAGAGGTTTAGACGCAACTCTAGCTTATTTCTCAACGATTACAAGATTTCAAAAGAACTTCGTTCACATTCCACAGAATGAGATTACTGCTAGACAGTATCAGTATGATGGTTTAAACGGAACTAAAAAAGTATCTGATATAGCAATAGAGCTAGAAGATTTAGCTATCAATTTTGATCCTAACCACCAAGTATGTAATTATGCAATGGTTCAAGGATTCAAGAAAGAGCTAAGAGATGCTGGAGCTTTCCCAACGGATGCAACTAGAAATATGCTTACAGATGGTTTAGCTATCTCTAACATAAACGGATATGACACGAAGTCTTCTAAGGTTTATGACAGATATACTAAAGCGGATACAGAAGGTACGTTCGGAACAGCAGTTTCAGGAACAGATCACCACGACCCTAACTTCATGGTATTAACTACTAAAGCTAACCTATTAATGGGTATGGATGAGCAGAACGCAATTTCTGACATCGAATGGTTTAGAGATCCTATCCTTGATGAGGTTCACTTCAAGTGTAAATACAGAGCAGATTTCAAGGTTGCAAACCCTGATTATTTATTAGCTGCTAGTTCTTACGATCCAACTGCATAATTATTAACCAAACGGGAGGGGTTAGAGCTCCTCCCATTTATAAAAAAACACAAATAAAATGGCGTGTGTAGATAAAATTACTGGTAATATAGACAGAGACGATTGTTCATATAGACCAGCACAAGGAACGCTCGAGGCGTACCTAATAAACTTAGACGATTTAGATAGAACTGGAGTAGTTGAAAATGCAGATGGTGTAACTATTACATCATTAGCTTTGAAAGCGGGTAAGGAGATTTATAGCGTAGATTCAATAGATACAGGTCTAGGGCTTTCAGCTGTAGGTGCTAGAGATGATTACGGTATGGCTTTTACTCACAGACAGAAGCTTAGAATCATAGATGGTACTTCTGCTACTTGGTCTCAGTTAGATAAAATGAAGAATGCTTCATTCATTTCTTTGGTAAAAACTAAAGACGGTTCGAGCGAAAACAATGCCTATTTCAAATTAGGCGGTTTAGAGTTCGGAATGCAAATGGACGTTGATTCTATAGATTACGATGCTGAATCAGGAACTAGAGGAGTAGAGTTTGTATCTCAAGAAGGAGCTTTAGAAGGAAGTTCTCTAAAGATATTCTTAGATGTTGATGTAACTACTACTGAAGCATGGATAGCTTCTAACCTATTCACATCTTAATAAATGAAAAATAAGCTTTCATTCATCAAAGAAGCTACAACGGAGGAATTACTTAACGGTAGTTCCTCCTTTGGTAATAATATAGATGTAGTATTAGAGGTATATAAATGGCTTTTTACTAAAGGCTGTAGTACTTGCCCTAGTAAGTTTTTAGGGTATATAGAAACAATTAAAAATTACGCAATGGATACTAAATGTTCGTATAAATTAAAGAGTAACGGTCAAGTGACTGTTAGTGCTTTAGGTGGTAAGGTTATGAGTAACCACAATATCACAGACAATAAAGCAGAGGCTTTTTTATCTACTAATCCAATCAGCAGAAAAAGTATGTTTGAAATACTTCCAGAAGATTGGGAAGCTCGAGTTAAAGAATACGGTAAGCCTGTAGAGGTAAAGGAAGAAGTTGAACTAAAAGCTGAAGTAGAATCTACTAAGCCTATGGATAAAAACAGAAAGAAAACAACTAAGAAAACAACTAAGAAATAAATGGAGATTCTAGGACAGTATAAGCCAATAGAATACAAGCTAGAGAACAAATCTATGGGTATCATGATTCATGGAGCTGATAATTTACGCTCGCTTGTTTCTGAGAACCTTATAGAGAAAAGTCCTACAGCTTCATTCTGCGCTAACCTCTACTCTAAATTCATTAGAGGTGCAGGATTTACAGGAGGAGAAATAAACATCTCAGATAAGCCCTACAAGGTTTATACTCCTAACCATTTATTAAATGAGTGTGCTAAAGATCACTCTAAAAACGAAGGTTGTTTTATTCATATAAGATATAATCCTTTATACGTTAAGGTAGGATTTGAAAAAATACCTTTTAGCCAGTGTAGATTTGGCTTAGAAGATGATAATAATTATAGCGGTAAGATAGTTAGAGCGAATAAAGGATGGGGTAAAAGAGCAAAGAAAGAAAGCTTTGAGATTTTTGATAGATATAACCCTGACCCTGTAGTTATTCAGAAACAAGTTGAACTAGCAGGAGGTTGGGAATACTATAAGGGTCAGATTATGTTTATAGGAGAGCAGGACGATACTGTTTACCCTAAAGGAAAAATAGAAGGCGTAGAGAACTTCGCGCACACAGAAAATAAAATGGGTGTGTATTACGCTTCTACCGTAGAAAGAGGCTTTGAGAATATACAAATATTTGAATATGTCCTAAGCGAAGATAAAAACAAGAATGAAAGGTTAAAAGAATCTATTACGGGTGCTATGGGATTGGAGAACTCAGGTAAAATTATCGGTTTACCTTATCCAAACTCTACAGATTTAAAAGAACAGACTAAATATAAGTTTACTCCTTTAGTTAATGATGCTTCTCCTGAGAAATATGAACACTTTTTAAGCACCTGTTCAACTATGATTAGAACAAAGTGGAGTATTCCTGTACAATTATTCGAAGCCGTAAGTGGTAAGCTAGGTAATAGCACAGGAGAAGATTTGAAGGTAGC